TTTAATACTGTTATTACTCATTTAGCCGTCACCTCCGTGTGCCGCATTATGGGACTGCCGTAATCCTTGCGCTCTACAGTACTGATTTTGAGCGGGCTTACAGCCTTAAGCAACTCTGCCACAGAGGCTGTCACGTCAAAATCAATATCGCCCTTTGCAATATAGTCGGACTTATCGACTACAGCCAACAACGGCAGATGTATCAACGCCCGGTCAACATCGGTCTTGCCCGTCTTTGCAATGTTTTCGGCTTCGGTGTCCTGCCACCAGCACGGATAATGCTGTGTAATAAATGCACCGTCGGGCTGTTTGTGCCAGACGGTGCATTTTGTATTATATCTCATTTATATCCACCCCACAGACCTGAGATTAAGGTATCTGGAGGCGGTCTTGATCAGCTCATCGGCGACAGCAGTCTGAGTGGTCGAATAACTTATCGAATAATCTCCGACCTTTTCGGAGGCTATCTGTTTATCCGGCTGTGCGGAGTACATGATCTCTGCACAAGCACAGCAGGCTTTGGCAAGGCTGATCTCGTCGGTCTCGGCAAAGCTCAGACTGTCGAGATATTCCGATGCACGCTCCGCAAAATAAGGATAATCCGTTTCGGAAATCTTATTGCCATGAAAATCAGCAGTGTAAAACGTGTAATCAGCATAAGCCATAGCCTACACCTCCGTTTCGCTTGTCGTATCCTCTACCGCAACTGCATCGACGATTTCCTGAATGATTGCGTCCTTCTTGCTTGCCGACCCGAGGTCAATGCCAAGTTCGGCGGCATAAGCTTTTAGTTCAGGGACTGTCATGCTCTTATAATCAATGACATTTTCATTTTCGCAATAGTCGGCAGGCGGTTCTATTGTTATTGGCTTCTCGTTAAAAGTCAATCCTACTGTCTTTGCCATAACGACACCTCCTATGCCTTGTGGTGCAGATAAATACCTGCCGCCTTGTTTTCGTACACATCAGCCAGACCATAAGCACGGAAGAAGAACAGCCAGCTGTCATCCGTCTGATTTTCCTCCGGCGTAACGACCTTGTTTACCGTGTGCTTAGGATACTGGATAACCGCCGACTTCTGGATTATCATAAAGTTTATATCCTTTGCGGTTGTCGCCTTAGCAAAACCGCCTGCCGTTTCATC